TCAGTGTTGGAGTAGGGCGACGGCCGCGGTGATCGCGCCGCCCACGCCGGTGAGGACACCGATCGTGGGAAGTGGCCACCGGGCCCGTTCCAGGGACCGGAGGCGCGCCTCGTGGTCGGCGACATCGGTACGGACCTCGGTATAGCCGTCGCGCAGCCCGTCGAGCTTGGTTTCCACCCGGGATACGGCGTCGTGCAGCGACCTCATCTCTTGATACATCTGCGACGAGCTGATGTAGACCCCGGGATCCTGCGGGGTCACGCCCCGCTCTTGGTGTACGCCGGGGGCTTGGCCAGGCCGAGGAACCAGCCCCAGCCCTTGCCGAGGTGCTGCTCGGCCAGGCGGAACAGCGCGTAGTACACGCCCGTGAAGGCGGTGCTCAGCCAGGCGGTGGCCGCGGCGGAGTCAACGTTCAGGCCGGCGTGCGCCAGCCACGCGGCGAGGGTGCCGACGATCAGCGGCACCACGGTGCGCCACAGCGACGCGAGGTAGTCGTACAGAGGCATGGCGGATCCGTTCTGCTGGGTGGGTCAGGCGTTGACGTGCTGGGCGAGCCAGCGGCGGACGGTCTGGTTGTGGCGGGCGTCGGACAGGGCGTTGTGCTCTGTGCCCACCTGTTCGGGCAGGTCGTCCCAGGCGAGGCCGAGCCGGTCGCGCTCCTGCTGGATGTCGTGGGTGAACATCGGCACCCCCGCGGGCAGCCGGACCATCGGGCCCCAGAGCTGAGCCAGCCCGACGTGGTCGTAGGCGCCGTAGTTCGCCCACAGCGCGGGCTCCGCGGTGGCCTGGATGAAGTCGCGGACCTCGTTGCCGATCACGAAGCGGGGCTTGACCCTGCTGTCCGTGAGGTCGGGCCCGACCAGGTTGATGGGAGGCCGGGGATGGTGCGCTGCCGGGTTCGCCAGGTAGGCGTCCAGGCTCCTCCTGCCGGTGACGGGCAGGTGGGGCACCACGTTGCGGACCAGCCAGTCGTTCTCCTTGATGCGGTCCCAGGGCGCTTCGCTGTTCACGGCGTAGTACTCGCGCCCGTCGTCACAGACCATGCCGATCGAGATCAGCACGATCGTGCGGCCGTCCTCCAGGAACTCCAGGTCGTAATCGATCGCGGTCACGAAGCTTCCGCCCCGCCGGTGACGTCCACCTGGACGTGGACGACGGCGGTGGCGATGGCCTCCTCGACGGCGTTCACCACGGTCGCGGTGTCCACCTCGGAGCCGACGAGTCCGGCGAGGGTCTTGACGGTCGCGGACAGTGCGGTGACCTGGGTCAGGAGCGTTGTGGTATTCCCCGCGGCCTTGTTGGCCTGCCCGTAGGCGGCCCACAGGGCGCCCCGCACGGTCACGGTCTCCGTGCCGGGCTTCGTCGGGTCGTCCATGCGGGTGTCGAGCAGCGTCTTGGCGTCGGCAGCGGTCAGGGGCATGTCGTCCTCCGGGGTGCCTGCGGCCCATGCGCGCAGCGCGGCCGGGCTCATGTAGATGACGGTCTGGTCGCGCGGGACGGAGGCGAACTGCCAGCCCCACACGGTGTGGCCGCTGGGGTCCGGCCGGGTGGCGGCCGCGGCCTGGGCGAACGTGCGGCCCTGCACCGGGTACGCCGGGTACCAGATCCCGTCCTGATTGCCGGGCAGTATCCCGGCCGCGATGGACTCCCCGGACAGGTAGACCAGCACGCGCTGCTGTGGGAAGGCCTTCTTCACCGCGGCGATCCAGGCGTTGGCGTAGGTCCGCTTCCTCGCGGTGGTGCCGGTCCAGTTCTCCCCGGAGGGGTTCCGCTCCAGGTCCAGGAAGTGGAGGAACGGTCCGGCGTTGAAGGGGAGGACGGCCTCTACGTAGTTCGCCGCCTCCTCAAACGGGTCCTGGCTGGGCCACGCGAAGTGGTACGCCCCCGGGATCAGGCCGGCCGCCTTGATATCGGCGATGTGCCGGGCGAACCAGGCGTCGCGGGTGTGCTGGCCTTCGGTGGCCTTCGCGATCCCGACGTGGGCGCCGAAGGATCCCCACGGCTGGTGGGCGGGCTGGTTGCCGGAGACGTCCACTGCGTAGCTGACAGATGGCATACGCGCCTTCCTGGGCATGCGAAAGCCCCGGCCGGTTCGGCTCGGGGCGGGGTGGTGGGTGGGGTCAGGTGGTTTCGTAGGTGCCGTCGATCCGGATGGTGTTGCCGGAGGCCCATGCTGAGCCGAACAGGCCGCCGGAGCCCAGCTGGGCGGTCGGCGGGGTTGTCGACGAGGGTGCGAAGGGTGCGACGGTGGTGCCGCTGGCGGCGATGACGCATGAGGTGTCGGCCCGGCCGCCGGCTGACAGGGCCTGCCCGGTCAGGATGCGGGCGACACTGGAGGCGGCGGTGAACGGCAGGCTGAAGGCATACGAGCCGGAGCCGGCGGTGGTGGTTGATCCGAAGGTCAGCTCGATGGCGAGGTGGCAGGTCTTGCCGATCAGTTTGTACCGGCCGGTCAGGGTGCCGTTGCCCAGGGTCGGGTTGGTGGTGGCGCCGGTCCAGGCCGGGCTGTATGACGTCCAGGCGGCGAACAGGTCGTTGAACTGGTCGCGGATCTCGGTGTTGAGTTCCGCCGCGGTGACGACCTCGCCGACGACCCAGGTGCGGGGGGTGGTGCTCACGCGTCAGGCTCCTTTGCGCCGGGCAGCGGTACCGGATCGGCCGCCTGTCCCCAGGGGTCGGGGTCGTCGGGGTTCCACCAGTTGCGCTGCGAGGGCACCTGGTCGGCGACGGCCGCCTCGGCAGCGGCGGTGTCGGCGGGGAACAGCACGGTCAGCCAGCCCGCGCCGCATTCGGGGCAGCACATCCGCGGATCTGTCGGCGAGACGACTTGCGCTGATCCGCAACTGCAGTCGGCTACCCACCGGTTGTGGTTGATCCGGGCGTACTGGGCCTGCCCGAGCAGCAGGCCGGCGGGCACGGCCAGGCGGCGGTGCTGGCGGATCTCGTACCAGCGCAGTACCCGCTCGGCGACGGGCACCAGGTCCCAGACGTCCGGTGGCAGGCTGGGCGCCGGCAGGTAGAACGTCTCGGCCCGCTGCACCGGGATGGGGATGGCCATGCGGGGCCTCCTAGTAGGCGAGCCGGGTCGTGGAGCCCAGCACGCTGTATGTGGCGTCGTCCAGGACCCACACCGTGTCGGTGCCGGCCCGGGAGGTGTGGAAGCTGAGGGTGTGGTGCTTTTCGGTGATGGTCTCGGTGTAGCCCTCGACGAACACCGTGGTGCTGGCGGCCGGGGCCTGTGACGGCAGGGTGGTGACGGCCAGCACGGTGGAGATGTCGGCTTCCAGTAGCGCGGCATACGTCGCGGTCGGCATCGAGTACGCGCCGACTTCCAGCTGCCGCAGTTCCGGCGGGGGGTCGGCGTACCGGGACACCATCCACGTCGCGGCGTCGATGACCTCGGCGTCGGTCGTCTTCAGCAGTGTCGTGCCCGACGAGGGCTCATACGGGCCGTAGGCGGCGATGGACGCGGCGTCGGTGACGACCTGGACGGCGCCGCCGGGCCGGCTGGCGGTGACGGTGTTGATGAGTTTCTGGTCGTCGTCGGCCCACTGCGCGTTGTCGGTCTCGGTGTCGGACCAGGTCAGGGTCAGTGCGGGCACGGGGTTGTAGCGGACGGTGCGGGACTGGAAGACGATGCTGGCTCCGTCGAGCGCGCCGCGGTCGCAGAACACCTTGCCCGACTCGGTGCCCTCCACATCCCGCATGTGGGTCATGACGTTCTGCCCCAGCTCGCCTTGTGCGGCGACCGCGGAGAAGCTGCCGGCGGTGATGAGGCTGTAGATCCCGCAGTAGGAGATGAGGCGGCCCATGCGGCTGTCGGCGCTCTCGCCGGCGAACGCGGTGGTACCCGCGGTGTAGTGCGCGGTGAAAGAGGTCTGCGCGATGCCGGGGCTGCCGTTGTGGAGGTAGACCGCGACGTGGCTGATCGAGCCGTCCCACAGCCTCGCGCTGTTGTAGGCGCCGACGGTCAGGCGGCGTAGCCGGTCGCGCTGGGGGCTGATGACGACGCTGCGGACGGTGCCGTCGACCATCGTGTACTGGTCGGTGCCCAGCAGGCCCTGCCGGTCGTCGTAGACCAGGTGGTGCACGGAGCCGTTGGCGAGGTTGCCGGTGGCGACCGTGGTGGTGGTCACCGATCCGGCGTCGCGGGTCTCGATGACCAGCGCCCCCGACGTGGCGTCGAGCAGGAACACGATCGAGTTGTCGAACGCGATCGGGTCGTTGCCCTGCCAGGCCATGATCACGCGGCCTTTGACGGTGGTGGAGAACCAGCACTCGAAGGTGTAGGTGCCCGGGCGGGTCGCGGCGTCGGTCAGCGGCAGGCCGACGTCCATCGTCAGGCACAGCCCGGCGGTGGACGATGCGGGGGCGAACACCGGTGTGCCCAGCCCGTCGGTACCGGGCCCGGTGCCGGTGCCGAAGGTGAGGGTGCCGCCGACACCGACCTGGGTGGCGGCCAGCGCGGGACGCGCCGTGCCGGAGATGTCTCCGCCGGAGGCGGCTCCCTCGGCCTCCGACAGCGGGTAGTACGCCACCGGCCCGGTCAGCATCGTCTCCTCGACGAGCATGGGCTGCAGCGCCGGGTTCCGGGCCAGCCACGCGAACAGGTCCGAGCAGGTGATCTGCACGGTGGCCTGCAAACCCTTCCAGCCGAACGGCAGCGAGGTGACGGAGCCGTAGAACCGGTCGTGGACGGTCGCGGCCGAGGGGTCGAACGCGGACGCGGCGGCGGCCTCTTCGACCTGGACGTCGTCGATCCACGCGCTGGTGCCCGGCGCCGGGCTGGTGGTGCCGGTGGTGACCTGCACCAGGTGGCTGCCGGCGGTCGCGGTCCACGACACCGTGATCCGGGTGAACGCACCCGTGGTCGCGGACAGTGCGCCCAGGGTGGTGCCGTCGATCCGCAGCCGCACCGCGGGGTTGGCTGCGGGCACCCACACATACGCCGACGCGGTGTAGGTCCGGCCGATGGTCAGGCCGCACACCCGGGTGCGGACCTGACCGCCGGTACCGGTCGCCGACCACTGGACCAGCATCGACGTGGTCCCCGTATGGGCGTGGGTGGTGTCGGGGTTGTAGTCGGCGACCGCGTCGGAGAACGGCGCCGACCAGCCGGCGGTGCCGGCCTCGAACGTGGGGTTGGTGACGTAGTTGATCCCGGGCAGGGTGGTCACGCCGACCCAGACCGGCAGGCGCCGCCGCATGTAGGGGAAGTACGGCGACGCCGCGTTGCCCGGGGTGAAGCGGCCGTCGGTGTCGTCCAGCGTCAGCGTGCAGGTCCCGGTCTGGGTCTGCTGCACCTCGTCGGACGCGCCGCGGGTGATGGAGATCCCGGCGCTGACGATGTCCACCCACCCGGTGATGTCCGTCCAGGAGTCCTGGTCCACGGTGATGGCGCTCGCCCCGAACGCGGCCAGGACGGTAACCCTCGTCATCCGATCTCCAAACTGACGTTGAGGCCACTGGTCCGCTTGAGGGTGAGCAGCATCTTCTGGATCTGCTTGGCCGTGGACACGGGATCGATGGCGCCCTGGACGGTGATGTTCACCTGGGCCGGCTGAGCCGAGCGGGCCACACCGAGCCCGGGGGCCTGCGCCGGCGTGGCGAAGGCGAGGTCGGTGCCCGACACGGTCGCGGCGACCCGGGCCATGGCGGCCCGCAGCATCGGCAGCCGGGCCAGAGCGCCGACCGCGATGCCCTCCGTGGCGTGCCCGCCGTCCTTGGCCAGGACGGTGGACGGGCTCTTGATCCCCAGGGCTTTTCTGATCGCCGACTGCATGCCCTTGGCGATCGTCAGCATCTGGTTCTCGATGGCTTTCTGCTGCGACTGCAGCCCGGTCAGGAACCCCCGCCCCGCGTTCTTCCCCGAGTCGTACAGCGCGTCCGCGCTGACGTTGCCGAGCGCGGTGGAGCTCTTCACCAGCTGGCCCGCGGTGGAGTTGATCGCGGCCAGCTGCTTCTTGCTCGCACCGTCCAGCGCCGAGGCGTACTCGAAGCCGGAGTCCGGGCCCATCTGGATGACCTGCTGCAGCAGGCCCTTGTTCAGGCCCTTCTTCGCCAGGTCGGTGATCAAACCGGTGAAGTGCTTGATGTTGGCGAGCTTGCCCTGCAGACCGGCCAGGATCGAGCTGGAGGTTGTCCCATCGAGATTGGACAGCGACGCGGTGCTCAGCGCGGCCGATCTGGTGTCGGAAGCGAACTTCTTCGCCGCGGCGATCCGCGCGGTGATGGTGTCGCGCTGTGCGGCCAGCGTCTGCAGCTTCTTGTTGTCCTTCTCGACCAGGTGTGACAGGGCGTTCAGGCCGCTGACCTTGTGCGAGTTGGTCTTGTTGGTGCTGATCGCCTTGTCGATGAGGGTGGTGACCTGACCGAGCTTCGACTTCAGCGTGGACGTGCTCGCGTCGATACCGGCGATGAGACCGCCGATGAGCAGCTTGCCCGCCGGGGTCAGCAGCGCCGCGTCCCTCTTGGACGGGCCCTTCCAGTCCGGCAGCATGTCGGTCAGGGTGCTCAGCGTCGACTTGACCGAGTCGAACTTCGACGTGATACCGCTGATGAAGCCGCTGATCAGCTTCCCGCCAGCATCGGACAGGATTCCGCTGAGGTCGCCCAGCGCTGTCTTGGCCTTGCCCGGCATCCCCTTGACCGAGGTCACCGCGTCGTTGATGCCTCGGCGTACCGCGGTGAGCAGGTCGGCCGCTGCGTCGCTGGCCTTACCTGCGATCGCCTTGCCCAGTCCGGCCAGGGCGGTGGCGGCCTTGCCGGGCAGTCCGGCGAACCAGGACACGGTGCCGTTGACGATGTCCGGGATGATGCTGTGTCCCAGCAGCACGTCGTAGAGCCAGCGGAACGCGCCCGCGATGGCCTTGGTGACCGCGGTGACCGCGCCGATCACGGGCTGCATGGCGCTGCCCATGCCGCGGACCGCGCCGGTGATCAGGGAGATCGCCGGAATGACGACCGTGGTGATGACGCCGGTCGCCAATTTGAGTAGCAGCACGGTCAGTTGCGCCAGCGGTGGCAGCAGCGGCAGCAGCGCGGGCAGCAGCGCGCTGATGAGCTGGGTGCCCATGAGCATGATCTGTGGGATCAGTGGGGCGATCGCCACCAGGATCTGCCCGATGCTCTTGGCCAGCTGCAGCACGACCGGGATCAGGACTGGGATGACCGGCAGCAGCTGGGTGAACATGGCGAGGAACTGGGCCGCGTACTGGGTGACCATCTGGCTGATGATCGTGGTCAGCCCGGTCAGGATCGGTGTCAGGCCCTGCGTGCCGAGCTGGTTCAGCGCGGTGGTCAGCACCGGGGAGAGCTGTCCGAAGACGGTGCCGAGGGTCTTGGTCACCGTTGCAAGCGGCGGCAGCAGCTGCGCGCCGAGGGTGGCCAGTACCGGGGCCAGCGCGGCGAACAGCGTCCCGACGATCTTGAGGATGGGGGTCAGGATCGGGCCGAGCGAGGCGATCATCTGGCCGACGACCGGCAGCAGCGGAGACACCGCGTCGGCCAGCGAGGCGACCGCGCCGGCCGCGGCGAGCAGCACCGGCCCCAACGCGGTGATGATCGGCTCCAGTCCGGCGCCGAGGGAGTCGACCAGCCGCAGCGCTGCCGGTGCCAGGGCCACCAGCACCGGGGCGATCACCGCGAGGGCTTTGCCGAGCAGCGGGCCGGCGACCTTGCCGATCTCGCTCATGACCGTGAACAGGTCGGCGAACGCGGCCTGCACACCGGGCATCGCCGAGACCTTGGCGAGGGTGTCGGTGAGGGTCGTGAGGAACCCGAACGCGCCCGCGCCCCCGCCGGCTTGGGCCAGGACGTTGCTCAGGATCGTGCCGACGTTGCCGATGATGTGGAACAGCGAGCCGAACAGGGTGATCGCACCCTCGATGGCCTGCTGCATCCCGCCCGAGTTGAACGCGCCGGAGAGCTTCGCCGACAGCTTGTCGACCGCGGATCCGGCCGAGCCGGTCAGCCGGGCGAAGGACGGCGCGGCGGCGGCGGCGACCTGGGTCAGGCCGGTGACGATGTGCGCAGGAATCCCCGACAAGTTGCGCAGACCGGCGTTCGCGCCGGTCAGCGCGGCACCGAGGGTGCCGCTGGTCGCTAGGTTCTTCGCGGCGTTGGCGACCCCCACCGCCATGGCGTTGAGGGACGAGGCGCTGCTGGTCAGCTGGGCCTTCAGCACGGGCAGCGCGGAAGCGCCGAGGCTGCGGACGGTCGTGCCCAGGCCCTGGAACAGGGCGTTTTGCACGCCGAGTTTCAGGCCGTCGAACTGCGGCTTCATCTCCCGCAGCGTCAGCACGAAAGCGCGGGCGTTGGGGGCCAGGCCCTTGAGCGCGGCCTGCAGTTTCGCGGCCTTCGTCGCGGGGTTGAACGCGGCGCTGATCGCTTCACTGACCCCGGACATGCCGATCTTGAGGGCGGCGCCCGCCGACACCGCCATGAAGATGCCGGTGGCCGCCAAGCCGGCCGCGGGCAGCAGGTTGGCCAAGGTCGACAGCAGCGCGGCCACCACCGGGCCGGCCGCTCCCAGTGTGGCGACGAGTGTGCCGACAGGGCCGACGACCTTCATGACCGTGCCGCCCATGGACCCCAGGCCGCTCAAGCTCGGCAGGAGGCTGTTCAGCCCGGCGCGGGCCTGGCGGGTACCGCGCTCGGTGCCCCCGCCCAGGCCCGCCTCGGCGATCTCGCCCGCGGTCGCGAACCGGCCATCCAGCGTCCGAAGCCGGCCGCCGGAGTCGCGGACCAAGCTGGCGACCGAGCCACTGGTGGCGGCGTTGGCGGCGGTGACGCGGGCCGCCATGTCGTCGGCCGAGCGCCCGGCGCTGCGGAGCCGGGCACTGACCAGGTCGCGCCCCAGCAGGGTGAAAGTCAGCGTCCGATCGGCCACGGCTCAGCCCCCCTTGCTCTGCGCGTTGTAGGTGTCGCACCAAGCCACGGCGGCCTCGAAGTCCTCGACGCTCAGCCGGTCCTGGTCCCACGGGGAAATGTGCAGCAGATGGCAGATCAGCCAGCGGTACCCACGGGCCCGGTCGGCGAGTCCGCCACGGAGTCTTTTGGGGCCCCGCCCTCGGCCGGCTCGGCGTCTGTCACCGACGGCTCGCCAAGCGTGCCCCAGCCAGGCTCGGGCTCGGGGTCGGCGAGCTCGGCCTTGATCTGCTCGCGCTGGGCATCGGTGAGGTCGGGGTTCTTGTCCGCCTCGGCCCGCAGCAGCGCCCGCTCCTCGGCGTCGAAGTCCACCGCCAGCTCGTCGGCCGCCGGGGTCCACTGCGTCATCCGCAGCGTCGGCTGCTCGCGCTTCATCAGCACCCAGGCGATCGCCCACAGCGCCTGCGCGCCGCCCTCCATCGCCGCGGCCTTCACCTGCGGCCACCGCTCCCCGCAGGCCCGTTCCACGGCCGCGGCCTCGGGGATGAGGATCGCGGTGGTCTTCAGGTCCCATCGGCGGGCGTCGCCGTCGGCGGGCGTGTACTCGATGATCATGGCTGTGCTCGCTCTTTCAGCCTCAGTTGAGGCGGCGTTGAAGGTCCGCCAGGATGCGGGCGGTGTCGCGGTTGATCCGGTCGGTGTGGGGGCGGATCGTCGGCCACCACCACTCCCGGCCGTAGCTGGTCGTCCACGGCGAGCGGCCGAACGTCGGATGCCGCCACCGGCCGGAGTTGATGTGCCCCGGCAGCGACCGCTGCCGGACCGGGATCTTGCTGTAGTCGACGAAGACCCTGGCCCCGGCGCTGCTGCCGTGCAGGACCGCGGACGCGGTGATGGCGTTCGCGATGGCCGCACGCAGCGGCCCGTCCGGTGAGGGGCGCCGCCGCTGCGGCCTGGTCCTGTTGGTGCCGCGGGCGGCGCTGCCGCGGATCGGCACCGCCTGGATCGCGGCGCGCAGGTCGTCCCGCACCGGGGCGGCCGACCTGCGCAACCGGGCACCCAGCTGGTCACGCAGGCCCCGGTGCCCCTCGTCCCGCAGCTGCGCCGCCAGGCGCCGCAGGTCCGCCACACCGGTGAGGTAGAAATCCCGCTCGTTCGCCACCGGCTCAGAGCGTGACGTCGGTCGACATGTACTCGATGGCGGTGGCGTTGGTCCCGTCGTACAGCCCGGTAAAGGAGTACGTCGGCTTGACCACCGCCGGGCCGTCCACCGTCGGCGGCTGCGAGTCGAACTTGATCGCGGGCAGCTTCACCCGGAACGTCTCGGCATAGGTAGTGGCGATGATCGGGCCGACGAACTCCCACACCAAGCTGGTTGCGGCGTCGGAGGTGTGCAGGTCGTCGATGGCGGTGTCGACGTAGTCCATCTCGATCGTGCCGGAGATGGAGATCTTGTCGTTGGTGATGGGCTCTTTCTTCAGCCCGGCCTGCCCGGCGTAGTACCGGTCGGTGGCGCTCTTGCGCTCGAACTTGATCGACACCTTGCGGATGCCGTCCTGCGCGGTCTCCGTCCCGAACGTGCCGGTCTTCACCGCCATCTGCCCGAAGTGGAACGGGCTCATCACCGGGTAGCTCGCGGTGGCCAGCGTCTGGGCCTCGTCGCAGTTCTTCGCGTCGATCTCGAAGCTGACGGTCAGCATCCCGCCCACCTCGCAACTGAACTCAGCGCTGATGATCTTGCAGCCGACGAACGTCTTGTCCGTCACCGTGCCCGTGGTCAGCGGCACGCCCTTCTGGATCGTCAGCGACTTGCCGAAGTTGTCGGCCAGGACGTGGGTCTGCAGGTAAGCCGTGGTGGCGGCCTGCTGCACCGGCGTCACCGACGTACCCATGAGCGCCTGGAACAGGATGCCCATGGCCTTGTTGGTGACCTCCATCTCCAGCGTGCCGCCCGCGTCCTTCGTGGTCACCACCCGCCGCGCGGCCAGGTCCACCTGGCGGCCCGCGGCGATCCCCGCGGACTGCGCGGTCACCTTCCGCAAGACCACCGATTCCTTGGTGAACTCCACGAACTTCGTCGACGCCACGAACGTGCCGTAGGTGCTCTCAGCAGCGATACCGATCTGGGCGCCAAGGCCCGACCCGATAGCCATCAGACCTCACTTCCCTTCGGTGCGGCCTTGGCCGCGGCCTTCTTCGCGGGCGCCGGCGCGGCCGGCTCCTCCACCGACTCCCACAGGTGCGGCTGGCACACGTAGCCCTCCCACCGGGAATCGGGGACGGTCACGATCTCGTCAGGGCTGACAGGGCGGTCGCCGAGCTCCGGCACGATGTGCGGCTCGGCGCCGATGAAGCGAACTCGCGCCACGGGCTTTCTCCTTCGACGGCATGGCGAACAGCCCGCACACAGGCGGGCCGGCACGAACGGGATTAGGTCAGAGGCGGGCTTTGCAGGCCACAGTGAACGTGACCCCGGCCAGCGCGCCGTCCGGAGTCTGGGGCTGGGCCAGGACGCCCTGGGTGAGGTGCGCCCACAGCACGCTGCCGTTCAGCGTAGGGGCGTTCGGCTGGGTATCAGTGGCCCGCAGCGCGTCCTCGACAGCAGCCAGCAACGCGAAGACCCGCACCCGCCGCGCGGCCAGGTCCGTGTCGCCGGCCCGGGACTCGGCGTACCCGAGGATCGTGAAGTCCTCGTCCCGCCGGCGGGCGCCGGCCGAGGCGAAGTCCTGCGTCATCGTCGCGGCGATCGCGTCGTCCGGCGACCAGCCGATGAACAGCTGATCCTGCTCGGACAGGTCGGTGACCGGCCCCCCGTCGTGCACCACCACCCCCGCCAGCGACGGGGCGGCGCGGCACAGGTCGAGCAAGGCGGCCATCGCGGCCGGAACCCGGGACGTGCTCACGCGATGCCTCCCGGGGTGCGGTCGCCCTGCAGCAGATGCAGGGCCCGGTTGGGGATCGCGTAGCCCAGGCCCGGGACCGGCTCGGTCACCGCGAAATCGTCGCCGCCACCGGTGCCCGGCAGCGCCCGGGACGAACCGAAGTAGGTCCGCCACAGGTGCTGCAGGATCATCTTCCCGCCGAGCGTGATGTTCGCGTCCACGACCGTGCGGCCGGCCTGGTACACCACCCGGTACGGGCCCACCCAGAACGGCAGCCAGTCATTGCGCCGCAGCACCCCGGTGTCGGTGTCGATATCCAGGGCCGAGACCGGGATGGCCAGCTGCCACGGCTGCACACCGGTGATCGACGCGACCGACAGCACCGGCGTGGTGTGCAGCACCATCCGGGTCGTGCCGCCCTTGGCGATCTGCGTGACCGTCCGGCGGGCGACCGCGCCGACGTAGTACTCGACACACTTGGTGGTCGCCTCGATGCACATGCGCAGCTCGCCGTCGTCGGTCGTCGACGTCGGCGACTTGCCGAGCTTGCTCTTGGCGTCGGCCAGCGAGAACAGCGCCGGCGGCACCGCCGGCCGCACGTCCAGCACGTCGGTGTACGCACACGCCGGGCTGGTGAACACCCACCGCACCGCGTGCAGTCCGGGCTGGGTGGTGACGTAGTCGACGCTGTACTGCCCGGTCACGGCGGGCGGATTGGTGACCGCGGGGGTGGCGGTCGTGCCGTCCGGCAAGGTGACCGTCACCGCCGCGGTCGTGGCGTTGACGAGCACGCCGACCGCGTCGGTGCAGGTCGCCGTCAGTCGGGCGGTATCACCCAGGTCGAACGGCACGGCGCCTCCTACTTGGTGGTGCGGCGGCGGGTCTCGGCGGGCTTGCTCACGGCCCGCTCGGTGCCGGCGTGGGCATCGGCCCGGGTGTGGCCGAGCCGCTTCAGTTCGGCGTCGACCGCGGCCACCCGGTCGGGCAGGTCTCGCTGGACGTAGCCCGCGCGCTCCCGCTTCAGGGACTCGATCAGCGCCTCGTCGGCGCCCGGCTCTTCGGTGGTGACCGTCTCGCCCGTGCGGACGTTGACGGCCTCGGTCTCCGGCATGGCGCTCTCCTTCCTGGCAGGCGCCGGGCGACATCAGCCGCCCGGCGCCCGAGCTGCTAGAACACCGGGGCGATCAGGCCGGTTCCGGACACGACGCTGATGGACTTGGGGTACCGCTCGGAGTGGATCGCCGCGTAGTTGTAGAAGCGAAGCAGCACTGAAAGCTGGTTGGCGTAGGTCTCCCGGAATGCCTCGGCCCGCGGGGTGCCCTCGAACAGCAGCACGTCGTCGGCCTTGACGATGACGAGACGGTCCTCGTTGGTGCCCGCCCCGAGGTTGACCGGGATGGACGGGTCGATGTACACCGGCAGGCCCTGCAGGGTCCCGACGAAGCCCTCGCTGACGACGTCGCCCATGGTCGCCAGCAGGCTCATCGGGATGTTCGCCACCGGCACGACCAGGGGGCGGCCCTGGGTGTCCAGCGACACCGTGAACCACGCCCACCGGCGCGGGTGCATGAAGATCCGGTTGGCCGGCAGGAACCGGCCGGTGTGGATCTGCTGGATACCGTCTCCGACCTTGGAGTACAGCTCACCCACCGTGGGAGTGGCGTCGGTGTAGGTGATGGCGTTCAGCCCCGACACGTTCAGCAGGCCGCGCTTGTTCGCCGCGTTGTTGTTGATCGCGAACACGTCGAGCTTGGTGGCGTAGTCCGCCGCCAGGTCGGCGAGCAGGATCTCGTCCATGTTGATCGGAGACTGGTCCAGCAGCTGCTGAGCCAGGACCTGCTGACCGGCGATCGTCTCCACCGCGGCGGTCACCGAGTTGCTGGTCGCGTCGGTGTTTTGCACCGCGGTGTTCTGCGTGGCCTGCGCGGCGACCGCGGTTCCCGAGGCGACCCGCGGCAGGTTGATCGAGTCGGTGCCGGGCGGCAGCGGCAGCGGCCGGAGCTGGTTGGCGATGACGCGGCCGGCGCGGGCCAGCGCCACGTAGTCGTTGACCATCCACAGCGGCGGCACGAATTCTCCGACACCGCCGTCGGTGGTGGTCAGGGCGCGCTTTTCCAGCTCGGCCTGGACCTCGCGGTCGTTGCGGGTCATGCGCTCGATCGACTCGCGGTTGCCGTTGACCGTGCCGCGGTACAGGTCCCGGAAGTACGAGACGTTGCCGCCCTTGCGGTAGGTCTCCGGCTCGCTGACGACCCGCACGCTCGGGCCCTGCAGGCCGGTCTGCCCGTACTGGGCGCGCATCTCGGCGGCCAGGTTGTCGCGAAGCTCTGCTTCTTCCGCCGCCGTGATCCGGGCCTGCAGCGGCGTGATCTCGTCGGCGTCCAGGGCGCGGATCTCCGCGGTGAGCCGGTCGTACTCGGCCTGCTCGGTGTCGTTGAGCTTGGCGCGCTGCTCCGCCGTCGCCGCCGTCATGGTGGCGTCGAGGTCGGTCTTCAGCGCGGCCCGCTGAGTGAGCAGCTTCTGCATCTGCTCACGCAGGAATACGAGCATGGCTCGCTCCTTTTGGGATGGGGATGGGACGGGGTCGCGCCCGCGGCCGATGGGTGGTGCCCCAGGTGGTGGCGCGCGAAAGCGCGCTCCGGCGTGGGGTCCGGCGCGTCGTGGTGCAGGCGGGGGTGGCTACAGGGCCAAAGCGGCAGCCTGAGCCAAGTACAGGGGGAGCCCGGCGGGCTCAGGGGCGGGCGGTGCCAGACGCGCCTGCAGCCGCTCCAGCAGGGCGCGGGCGCCGGTCTCGTCCATGGCGTCGATGTCCTGCGCGCGCATCGCGTCGACCGAGGTGGCCGGGTTCGCGCCGAAGTTCACCACCGACACGTCACCGCGGTGGATGTCCACCTCAAGGATGTCGCGCTGGTCGAAGTCCGGGCTCCACAGCTGGCGGGTCACACGGAACGCGAAACTCATCTCGTCGACCGCGCCGTCCTCGATCGCAGCCACCATGTCGCCGACATCGGACCGGGAGGTGTTGACATCGGCCTGCATGTGCAGGCCCGCCGCGTCCTCCGACAGCCGCAGACTGCCAGCCTTGGTGTACGCCATCGACAGCCCGGAGTGGTTGAGCAGCAGCTGCACCTGAGGGGTCTCGCCGAGGGTCTTGCCGAACGCGCCCTGCCGCACCACCTCGCTGTACGGGCCGAGCCAGTCGTACATCTCGTAGGGCTGCTCGGTCGCCGAGGCGTAGCCCTCGATCGTCGACACCGCCGTGGCGCCGGCCTTCGCCCGGACCTCCAGCCGCACCGGGTACGCGCGGCGGACGATGCCACCGAGCGCGTTGCGCTCGCTCTTGTCGCCCATCACTTGCCTCCCAGCACGCCGATGGTCGCCGCGGCGACCGCCTCATTCGGGTCGTTGCCCCACGGGACGGGGCCCAACTCGTTCTCGTCGCGGATCTCGTTGACGACCTTGATGCGGTTCTGCAGCTCGATCGCGGCCGTCTTGATCCGGGTGAACATGTCGGTACGCACCAGCCCGGCCCGGTCGAAACGCACCTTCGCCTGCGGGTCGGGCAGCAGCGCCGTCAGCGCCCGCTCGGCCCGCACCAGCCACGGATCCACCGCGTAGGTCAGCAGGTCCAAAGACCGCTGCTCAATGTTCGAGTACGTCAGAGAGCCGCCCGTTTCGTACCCCAGGATTTCCGCGAAACCGGGGCCGAAGATCCGGCAGCACTCAGCCGCGGTGTAGTTGTTCGTCTCCAGGAACTGCGACTCGTTCGGGCTGATCTGGATCTGCTGGTACTTCCAGCCGCCACCCAGCACCACCGGCTCACGGCGGCCGTGGATCGCCGCGAGGAAGCGTTCCTTCGCGGTCATCGACTGCTTCTGGTCCAGATCCTTTTCCGTCGTCAAGATCCCCGAGGGGTGCGCGCCCTCGGAGAACCACTGCGCGCCGAACTGCAGGGCGCTGATGCCGGTACGGATCGTCATCGCCTGCAGCGCGATCGGCGACAGCCCGACCAGCTGACCCGGCGCGGTGTGCAGCCGCTTGTGCCACACCTGCGCGGCGGGCACGTCCTTGCCGTTGTAGTTCCACGTCGCCCGGCCGTCGGTGTCCTGGTAGGCCCGCACCGCATCCGGGTGCTGCAGGCCGATCTGCGTCGGCAGGCCGAACCGCGGATTGCGGGCCAGCACCTTGCCGTAGACGTTGCCGCGCAGCATCGCCGAGTAGAAGAACGACCACAGCCAGTCCGGGGTGCCGTACCCGTCGCCGCCGATGTCGGCCAGCCAGCCCGGCAACGGCTCCTGCTCCCGCGGCCGGGGGAAGTACTGCAGCGTCAGCGTCTCCCCGATCGTCGCGACCAGGTTCACGCAACTCCAGACCGCGACCTTCTGCAAGCTCGACTCGGTCCGCGACAGATCCACATAGGCGTAGTTCAGCCCGCCCACCTGCGAGTTCGGCGGGATCGGCGGGATCGGGAACGCGGGCTGATCCCGCTTCTCCCTCCGCCCGAAAAGCACACTCACGGTGACCCCCTTCGCCGCGGCGCCCGGTCGGCGACCTGGTCGGCGAGCAGCAGCACCCCGGCCACCAGCGGGCCGGCCGGGTGGTACGCCATCCACGCGCCCACCGCGATCAGACCCACCGCGAGCAGCCCCGGGGCGGCGCGCCACACCGCGCCCACCGCCACACCGGCCAGGGCCGCCAGGCGGACCGTCAGCGGCTCCTTGCCGGGCATGGGCACTCCCTTCACCAGATGTTGTCCAGCGGGTCCGACTCGGTGTCGTCCGCATGCATCGCATGACCCCACAGGGCATTCGTCGCGGCCACCAGCGGGCTGATGTCCACCGTCAAGCCGCGCCGGGCCCACGCCCACGCATCACCCAGCGGACGCTTCTGCCCGCCCGCCAAAGCCGCCGCCAGCGGCGCCGGGTCCCGGTGCGCCAGGGTCTGCTCGGTGACCGCGTCGAAGAACTGACCGGCCGCCGCCGCGATCTCCCGCGCCTTCGGCTGCACGATCTCCAGCCCGGCCTTCTCCAAGTCCGGGATCAGCGAACCGGCCGGGCCGCCCGCGTCCACAACGATCGCGCACGGCTTCCACTTCACCGCCAGCTCGGCCATCCGCTCCACGACCCAGCCCATGCCGGGCCGGTGATCGATCACCTCGACCGCCCGCCCGTCGCCGTACTTCCCGGCCGCGCAGATCGCCGCATGCGACCGCTCAGGCGTCGCGTCGATAGCGAAGGCCACCGGGTTGGCAGGATCCGCCTCAGCGTCCGCCAGCGCCCGCCACGCCTCCTCCGGGATGACCTGCCAGGTGTCCGTGCCGTCCGCCGGGTACTCGCCCACCCCGAGGCGTTCACGGGCGAACCCGGACACGCCCATGGACAGGCGTTCCTTCGCCACATGCTCCGGTGTGATCCGGATGCCCAACGCCGGGTTGGCCTTCGCCCACGACGCCGGGTCACCCGGGTCGTCGTGAGCCGTGCAGTCCGGCGGGCACTCGTCGACGTGCGGCTCGACTGACCACTCGAAGTACGCCAGCGACGGATCGGGCTTCCCCACCTCCATCGCGCCGAGCGCACGCCGCCGCAGCCGCGCAAGCTGCAGCGACAACGAGCCGATGCCGGCGCTGCCCAGGTACCAGATCTGCGGGTTCTTCACCGCGGACATGGTGGGCATCAGCGCCGACATCGCGTCATCGCCGAGGATCATCGCCTCGTCCAGAACGTTGCAGTCGCCGGTGAAGCCGCGGCCGGAGCCGCCCGAGCGGGCCAGGAACCGCAGCACCTGCCCGGTCGCCAGCTCGATGGCTTCCTCACCGGTGGTCCGCCGCACCCGCAGAACACGTTTCCGCAAGTCAGGGCATCCCATGATGAGCTGTTCGATCCGGCGGAACGCCACGATGCTCGTCTTGAACTCGTGTGCGCTGTGCAGGATCAGCCGCTCGCCGAGCAGGAACAGCCCAGCCAACTCGCGGGCCTCGATGATCCCGCCCTTGCCGTTCTGCCGCGGCACGTTCACCGCGACCTCGAACGCCGACCACTTGCCGCCCGGACGCTCACCGAGACCGATGTCCAGGACGTGCTGCTGCCACGGATCGAGCTTCAGTCCGGCCAGCGCGGCCAGTTCGACCGCCTCCTGCCCACTGCTGGACAAGAACGGCGGCGCCGTCTGGATCCGCGGGGTCTGCACGCCGGGCAGATCAGGCTCCTCTGCGGCGCTCGCGACGAGCAGCGAGGTCATCGAGCGCATCCCCCTCCGACTGAACAGGCGCCAGCTTCCGCAGATCCAGGAGGATCGCGCGCAGGTCACGGGCCACAACCGCCGCAGCCGTCGGGGCATCGGTCTCGTCCTGGTGCCGAGCCAGGTTCAGGGCGGCAGCTGCCAGACCGGGCGCGATCTGCTCGGCGCCGAGCGCATCGATCTCCGCCCGGACCGCATCCTCGATCGCACCCACAGCCCACCCCAAATCGGACGTAACAAGGAGCAACCAGACGGATGGTGACCTACCGTCACAAGAGCGAAGTAACGCAGGGTGAGCGCCGCTAAAACGGGTCTCGCGGTTTCCGAGTCAAGATCCGCTTTCAAAAACCCCACGCAAAAATTCGGGCGAGAAGGGCTTGTGGGTCGCCCGGGAATGTGCTTAAAAACTGGTCACCACTCGCGCGATGCCTGCGCCGTGACGGTTGCTCCCCGCGCGGGCCGGTAGTGGTCGTACCAGCGTGTGACCACGCCGAGTAGTGCGGGCTGCCGCATGTCCCTGACTCTCCGTTCGGTGACGGAGCGTCCCGGGTCTACGACCACGATGCGTGCGCGCAGCCGCTTGTACTTGGCCGTGGCCTTGGGGCTGGGCATGGAGTGGATGAGGTACACGTCAGTGGTGTCAAGGTGCTGGCATGCCTCGTCGATGGCGGCGTACCGGGCACGGTGCGCGACCTTGAGCAGGGCCGCGGTGTGTGCCCAGCCGTCCGCGCCGGGGGTGGTGAGGGCGAGGGCGATGCGGTCGAGGTCGATGACGATGTCACCGGGCCGGGCGTGCCCCGCGATCCACGTGGACTTACCCGAGGCCGGGGGGCCGGTGATGACGTACAGCATGGGGTCACCACCTGCGTGAGGCTGTGGGTTGCGCGTACTCCATGCGGTTGCCGCGGGCGCTGTTGCAGCGGCGGTGTGCGCTGCGGGCGTTGGCGGGGTCGAGCAGGGAGCCGCCGCGGCTGAGCGGGATGAGGTGGTCGAGGGTGAACGACCAGGCGTCGCGTGGGTCGAGGGTGAGGTCGATGTCGTGGCCGCAGCGCCAGCAGGGCTGGCCGAGGTCGCGGACCATGGCGCACAGGCGGCGGTACGGGCGGCCGTTGTGGGGATTGCCGGCCACGGTCACCCCCGGGGCATGGCGAGGGCCCCGGCTCGGTGAGCGCGGGGCCTGGTGGTCTTGTGTCCGGGCACGCCGGACTTGCCTTGAGTGTTACACCTGGTCACCGGTAGATCAAGCGCCGTTGAGTTTCCGGAGTTCGGTGAGGTCGATGAGGGTGCGGCCGGCGCTGTCGTGGCCGTGGTGGGTGAGTTTGCCGCGGGTGAGCCAGACGCGGATGGTGCCGGGCTTGATGCCGGTGGCGGCCGACGCGGCGTAGGCATCAACGAGGGTGGGCGCCGGGGCGACGGTGGTCATGGCCCAAGTGTGGATCACGGGCGGCGAGGGAGGCAGGCGAGCGGCCGAAAGCCCTGTTTCCGGGGCTGTTCTGGGCTCGGATTGGCTGCCTCCCCGCCTCCCTTACCCAGGGTTACCACAGGTGGGGCCGGGGGATGCGCTGCGGGGAGCCGCTTGGGGAGAACTCCCCGCCTCCCCGCAGCCTCCCCCTACTCGACGGCTTCCTCGTCGCGCTCGGCGAGGGCTTCCAGCACGCGGTCGCGGGCGATGGTCGAGACGCCGTGGGACTTGTACGGCTGCGCCCCGTAGGGCTCCAGAGCGGCCGTCAGGTCGTTGAAGCTCCAGTCCCGGTAGGCGGCCGGGTTGAGCGCGGCGAGGCGGTGCAGCACCTCCTGGGAACGCACCCGCGGGTCAGCGCCGAGGACCGCGGCGATGTCGGCGAGGTGGTCGGCGGGTGCGGCCGGGTCCGTCACGGGTGCGGCGGCCGGCGTCTGCCCGTTGCGTAGGGCCATGGCTCGCTGGACGACGGGGGTCACCTGGTCTGTGCCCGACTCCTTGCGGACGTAGTAGGAGCGGATCAGCTCGAACGGCTTCTTCACGAAGCCCACGGTCAGCGCGGTGCCGACATCCTCGGCCGGGTTGAGGTTGGTCGCGGTGATGCCCGCCTTGTGCTTGCCCGTGCCCAAGAGGCCGTCGTTGGCGACGTGGTCGCCGACCGCGAACGCCACCCGGTTGGAGGTGTTGCGGGTGACGTCCTTCGGGATGCTGTCGGCGGTCGGGGAGACCGTCACCCAGATGATGGTGATGCCCACCTTGCGGGCCTTCTTCATCGCCTTGATGGCCAGTTCCTCGGCCTCGGCCTTGTACTTCTTGTGCATGAACAACTCATGGCACTCGTCGTACACCACGATCTTGGGGCGCATCCGCGGGTCCCGCTCGGCCAGTTCCCGGGTGAGTTTGGTGTCTTCGCCGCCCAGCGACTCCAGCAGCTTGCCGCGCAGGGTCACGTCGTCGACCAGGTCCCGCAGCGATTCGAGGGCGGCCTCGATCTGCTCGTCCTCGTCGCCCTTCACCAGAGCCTTCAGGCGGGGCTTCATCGGGTCGTAATCAACGTTGTACGCCATGACGTACACCTCGATCTCGACCAGCGGATCGAGCATCGCGCCCAGCAGCAGGCTCACGACCAGCGAGGACTTACCCGAACCCATGATGCCGCCGATCATGTAGTTGCAGGCCATGAGCTTGCCGAACACCGGCTCCCCGCGCTGCGATACACCCACCGGCACGCCCTTGAAGTAGTCGGCGGTGCCGTCGGTGAGCAGCGGCCACGGCGGGACCGGACCGGACAGCGACCCCTGGTCAGCGACCCACAGGTCCATGACGCTGGGCTGGTCGCGGGGCTGGGTGGGCCACACCTCGACGGGAAGCCGGGTGAGGTTGTGGGCGAGTACGGGCTTCTTGCCGTTGACCATTTCGACGGTGACGCCGAGGGGCAGCTGCAGCTGGCTGTGCCAGCCGTTGCCGAGGCGGGTTGTAGGGGACATCCAGCGGGGCTGCCAGCCGTCCTTGAACGCCTTGTTCAGCGCGGGGATGCCCAGGTGGCGCAGGGCGTCGAGGATGGCGCCCTCGTCGGGGACGACGGCCCGCTTGTCCCGCTCGGCTTCGGGTAGCGCCCACTGGGGTGCGGCCTGCCCACGGCGACCGGTGTTCCACAGACCGAGGAACGCCAGCCACGGCGCGAGGAACACCGCGGGGCCCCACACGATGCTAACGATGACGACGGCCCACCGAATCGCGTCGATGGTGAACATGACGGGTGCGATGACCTGCGTCGGGTCCTTCTCGGCGATGGCCATGATGACGCCCAAACCGAGCAGTCCACCAGCCGTGGCCGCCGTGCCGACCGCGGCACCCTTGGCGATCTGCAGCGGCGCCTTCAACAGGTCCATGCGGCGCTGGTGGCGCTGCTGCCGGAACGTGGCGGCGCGCTGCTCCCATTCGAGGGCCACCTCGTGCTGACCCGCGGCCTCGGCGGAGCGCATCATCCGCTCGTGCCGGGCGACCGTGCGGCCGTCCCAAGCGCGCTTGGTGACGATGCGGGTGCCACCGACGACGTAGGCGCCGTGACGGACCGCCAGGCGGCCGGCGGTACGGGTCCGGTCGTGGGTGGCGATGACGCGCGCCCGCCGGGCTGACCTGATCAGCAGGTGCCGTCGAACGGGCTGGTCAGCGGCAGGGGTCCGGGCTGGTGCGGACCCTTTCTCGCCGTCTGCCGGCGCCGGGTCCTTGAGGAGGCTGACGGGTTCGGGCCGGTGGTCGTCGAGGCGGTGGAGCGTGCCCACGTCGGGCTCCGTCGCGGTATCGGTCATGCTGGCGGTCTCCAGTGCTCGTCAGGGTGCTGCGAGGGCCCGCGGCGGCCGGCTTCCTTGGCCGGGTGACGGCCGCCGCGGGGTGTAGCTACAGGGGCAGGGGCTTGGAGCGGCAGGTGCCCGCGTGCTCGTTGGCCTTGCCGCGGGCGTAGGGGATGCCCGTGTGGATGCTGTCCAGGCCGCAGCCGAGGCAGTTCCAGCTCCCGCGGCGCATACGGTCGGGGTCCGGGGTCTCGATCAGGGCGACGGTCGCGCCGCCGAGGGTGGCGAACACGGCGATGGTGCCCTTGGGCAGGGTCTCGGTCATGGGTTATTTCTCCTGTTCAGCCCGGGTGCGGGCCTTGTTGAGGATGGCGTCGAACTTCTTTTGCAGGTCCGCCAGGTCAACGGCCTCGCCCGCGAGGCCGCGCTTGGCCATCCGGGCCGTCAGCCAGGCGAGCCGGGTGGTCTCGCCGGCGGTCAGCGGCGGGTCGGAGTCGGTGAGGCGGATCACTGGCCGGTCCCCTCCTGGAGAAGCTGGCCGGCGGCCTGGACGGCGGCGGGGCCTTCGTCCATCAGCAGGTTGTCCATGGCGAGGCGGGCCTCGTCGGTGCTGCCGCCGTGCGTGATGGCGATGCCGACGATTTCCTTGGCGATCTGGTCGGTGGTGCGAGCCATGACGGGCTCCTCTCGGTTTTGGGCCGACTGGTACCGGCCCCACCGCGCCCACTCACTTCCCGCGAGGAAGTGAGTGAGACGGAAGGGCAGGTCAGCGGCGGCGGATGTCCTTGTAGATCCCGTAGACGACCAGCGCGACCAGGGCCACGGATACGGCGGCGATGGCCAGGGCGACCGCAGCGAACGCCACGGTGACCATGAACATCGAGCCCGCGATCCCGATCCCGATCCACTTGCCGGCCTCGCCCGCCCGCTGCTGCGGTACGGGCGCCGGGGGCGGTACGGGCTGCTGGAGTTGCTGCACGATCGCGGCGGTCTGCAACGCGGCGAGGACCGCGGCGTAGGTCTCGCCCTGCCGGGCGGCGTCGATGGCGTCCTGCGACGCCTTGCCCAGGTCGGTCACGGCAGGTACCTCTTCAGCTCGTTCTGGATGCGGGTGGCCCGGTCCTGGCCGATGGAGTAGCGGCCCCGCAGATCGCGGATGGACGGCACGCGGTCATCGATCAGGAGGTGGAGGTAGTCGTTGCGGGCGCGGGCGGTGAAGGTGTCCTCACCGGGCGGCGGGGGGCTGTCGTCGTCGGGCTCGGGTACGTACTCGACCCGCACCTCAGGGCGGGTACGCGGCTGCTCGGAGGCGAGTACGCCGGCCGATACGGCGCCCACCGAAGCCGCCGCCGGGGACAGTTCCGAGTCGGGCCCGGGTACGCCCGCGAGGATCTGCGGGTACGCCTCGGCGTGTACCTCGGGTACGGGCTGCGGGGCGGGTACGCGCTCCACGGTGACCGCGGAAGCGACCGGTTCGGGCTGCTGCTCCCACGGTGCGGTGAGCGCCATCGAGGCGAGCGAGCCCGCGCCCCGGTACGCCGCGATCCGGTCCAGGAGTACGGCCCGCTGGGCTTCGAGTACGCCCGCGTCGGTGCGGTCCACGGCCACCGCGAGGCGGTGGCGGGCGCGGCTGAGACGGTACGGGCGGGCCTTGGCCGTTTCCAGGTCGGCGAGGGTTGCGGCCCGGCGGGTGGCGATGCGGGTCCACCGGTCGCGGGTGATCTGGGCAGCGTCCCGGCCCCGCACGGCCAGGCCGAGGCGGGACAGCAGGCGCTCGCGCAGCTCCCTGACCAGGATCGCGGGCAGCGATTGGGAGTCGGCGCCGGGCTTGGTATGGCGCAGTTCGATACCCATGGCCAGGTGCCACAGCAGCGCGGCGCAGACCGGCCCGAAGAACGCCCGGACCGTACCCGCGACCGGGCCGGTCTCCGAGTACGCCGGGATGACCTGTACTGCGGTCACCACCCAGACGAGTACGCCGGGCGTACCCGGGGCGCCCAGAACACGGAGGTTCTGGCGGGCCATCATCGCCATCGCGAACAGCGCCACCTCGGCGGCGGCGAACATGACGACCCGCTCGGTGCCGCTGGCCATCCCGAGGTGGTCACGGGCGAACCGCCACGAAGTGTCACCGGAGTACGCGGTGCACAACAAGGCGGCAGCAGCGGCCACGACGACCGCGGCGGGGGTGCGGCGTACCGCTCGGAGTACGAGGGCCAGTACGCACCCGAGTACGGCGAGTACACCGGCCAGGTACACCGGGGTACGCGCCAGCTCGGCGAGGGTGGGCAGGTTCATCGGACTCTCCGGGGAAGGCGGCGGGCGATCCGCGGCCGGGCGACGATGCCCGCGGCGAACGCCCAGACGACGGGCTGCAGGGCGAGCCAGTGGGCGACGGACATGACCGGCACGGCCAGCGCTGGGAACGCCACCAACAGGCCGAGGGCCAGGCCGAGGAAGACGGTGAGCTTCACCGGGCACCCCCGGCGGGGTACAGGTCGTCGTCCTGCGGCTTGATCGGGTCGTCGTCTTTCTTGCCGCACCAGTCGCACGAGGTGGTCATCGGGTCTCCTCGTCGGCGGTGTGCGCGGCGTCCTCGTACAGGCCCCGGGTGAGGTCCTGCTGCCATGCCAGATCGGCGGCGGCAGGCGGGGGGTCTGCGGCGGCGGTGTGTGCGGTGATGGCGTCAGCGCGGGCCTGGAGCGCGGCAGCGATACGGCCGGTCACAGCGCACCGCCGCGGGTCTCGGAGGCCAGCCGGCGGGCTACCAGGCGGACGCGCCCGGCAGCCTCCAGCAGGTCGGCAACCAGCCCTTCCAGGCCGGCCACGTCGAAGTCGAAGTGGTCACCATCGAGCAGGTGCGCGACGACGTAGACCTCAGCGCCGTGGGCGTAGGTCGGCTTGGGGAAGGCGTCCTGCCAGAGCAGCAGTTCGAGCAGCCGGCGCGGGCCCCGCTCGGTGCCGACCATGATGTCGATGGACGGCCCGGTGTGGGCGATCTCCGACGCCAGCGGGCGGTGTACGAGATCGTCGGGGAAGTCGTGGGCGGTCCCGGTGCACCACGCGGGCTCGGGGATGCTGACGATCCCGAGGTCGGAGGTGGCGACGGTCACGGTTCGCTCGGTCATCGCTGCTCACCCCCGGCGGGCTCGTCGGCGTCCTGCCACACCGGGTACGTGACGGGGTGACGGTCGATGCCGTCGCGGACGGTCTGGGCCAGGACGCTCCAGCTGGGGCTGCCGTCCATCTTCACGGCGACCTCAGCGGCCAGGAGGACGGATCGGGCGCGCCGGTGGGTGAGCAGCCGCATCTGCTCGTACCCGTCGGGCGTGCCGAGTTCGGGGAACGGCACGTCGAGGGCATCGCGGATCGCGGCGAGCAGGGTGAGGACGTCGCTGGACAACGTGGACGCGGCCGGCTGGCTGTCCTTCGCGGCGGCGTCGGTGGTGGGCTCGGTCATCGGGCACCGCCGATCCGGGCGGTACGGAACCCGGTGTTGACGACGTCGTACGTACCCGACGCGGCCGGCGTGAGGTTGCGGTTGGCGAAGGACCAGTGGCCGGTGTCGGCGGGCACCTCGCGGGTGTTGCGCATGACGCGGTACCAGTGGCCGACGGACTGCCTGGCCATGACGTGGAGCAGGCCGCCGAGGTCGCGGGCCATGTCGGTGCGGTTCCGGATGCGGAACAGCTCCAGGAAGACGTTCTGCGTGAGGTCGTCGGCGAGGTCGTGGTCGCGGCGGCCGAGCTTGCCGAGGATGACCCGGCGGACCATCGGCCGGTACTGGGTGTACGCCGCGGTGAACAGGTCGTCGGTGGTGGTCGGGCAGGTCGCAGGCGTGCCCGCGGGCATGGAAAGATCCATGGTTAGCCGTTCTCCTTGCTTGGATCAAGGGTTCGGTCAGGCCCTTGGTCGGGGCGGGAACCCCGGCCTTGGGCCGTCTTCAGTTGTGGGGTGGATCAGGCCAGCAGGTCGGCGCTGGCGTCGAGCGCGTCGGCGAACGCCCGGTAGCGGGCGGCCATGGTGCGCACGTCGGCCGGGGTGGTGAACCGGCCCTGGGTCTCGTCGGTGTGCAAGTCGAAGTTGTAGACGACGATGCACACCGCCTCGTCGTCGACTGCGACCAGGTCGGCGTACACCTTGCCCTGGTCGCCGAGCGGCATCTCAGCGATGTCGACGACGCACCCGCCGTCGGTGTGGTGCCAGCGGCCGTCACAGCCCGGGATCCGGTGGGTCTCGACCTCGTCCAGCTCGGTCGTGGCGTACTCGGCGATCATGGTCATATCCGCGTTCCTTTCCTCCGGTTGCGAGTCCATCGGCCCCGGTGTCATGACACCCACCGTAGCCCTGGTGTCATGACACCGCAAGGGTTAACCTCAGGTGTCATGACGAGAGTGGAGAGCCGCTGATGCCGAACGTCGAGAAGACGCCCCGCCAGACCATCCGCGTCGAGAAGGAGCTCTGGGCGAAGGCGGGGAAGACGGTCGGCGACCGCAACCGGGGCTCCGTCATCCGCGACTTCCTGCGCTGGCTCACGCATGAGACAGACGACCTTCCGACTCGGCCGGAGAAGCCGAAGGGCTGACCTTCGCGTCCTCCTGGGCCAACCGCAGCGCCGCCCAAGTCCCGGGCGGATACGTCCGCTGGCACCACCGGCACTTCACCACCCGGCCGCCCGGCGGCAGCCGCAGCACCGACCCGCAGATCGCACCGTTGTCCGCCACGGTCGGGCAGTAGCCCAGCCGCGTCCCCTGCTCGCGCGGGCCGACCACCGACGTGGCGGACCGGTACAGCTCCCGGATCTCGCCCGCGCAGTCACCCGCCGCCGGCCACGACGAGGCGATCCACAGCCTGTTGACGTGCAGAGCCTCAGCCGCATCCTTCACCCGCTCGGCGAGCGATGACGCGGGCGCCTGCGGATCCCAATCCAACGCGTCGTACAAGGCGACGTGCCAGCTGGTGAGCGTCGCGGCGATCTCGGTACGTAGGTCCACCACGTCGAGGTTCAGCGGGGCGGGCGCCTCCACCGGGCGGGCGCCCCGGCCACCGGTACGGGCGGCGGGCAGCAGGAACTCCTCCAACTGTCCGAACAGGGTCGGTAGCGCGGTCAGGTGCTCGGCCAGGTCCTGGGTGCAGCCAGCGCAGAGGTACGCCGGGGCGCCGTACACGGGCCGCTGGCACCGGTCGCAGGTCACGGCCGTTCCGTCTCGGTCAGCGCGGCCGTGCGGGCTTCCAGGGCCTCCATCTCCCGGCGGGCTTCCCGCAAGTCGCGGCGGGCGTCAAGGTGCCGGCCGAGCAGGTGCACGGCCATGGCGATGTCGATGCCGATGACGATGCCCGCGACGAGCATCAGGAACTGGTCGGCGGTCACGGCGTGGTCCCTTCGGTGAGCATGCGGTCGATGCCGTCGGCCAGCTCGGGGAAGCCGGTCGCGCGGGCGGTGTCGCGGATCTTCTCCATGCCGGCCCGGTCGATGCGGATGTCGGTGCGGCCGAACGCGTCGGTCACCACCGGCGTCTCGATGCCGAGCTGAGTGCAGATGCCGCGGATCAGCGGCAGGAAGTCGTCGGGCTGGGTCACGCCGCCTCCAGTTCGTGTTCTCCGTAGATTCCAGCTCCCAAGGCTCCGGCGAAGTCGACGCCGTACCAGGGACCGGGGCAGTCGCGGCCGTCGGTATCGCAGAGGCCGCAGTACGCATCGGTGGAGTGCTGGTCGGTGATGCGGCCGACGGGGATGGAGCCCGGCCAGTCAGCGCGGAGGCGGTCGCTCCAGCGGACGGTCTGGCCGATGGTGAACGCGAAAGCCGGGACGACGTGCAGGCGGGCCATGGCGGTCTCCGTTCTGTGATGCTGGGGTGGTGCCGGGCCTGATAACGACAGGCCCGGCCGGTCAAGCGGGGAGGTTCATCGACGGCCGCCGCGCATGGCGTCGGCGGCGTGGGCGAGCGCGACGTAGGCCATGACCGTCGCGGTGGCCGACTTCTTGACCGCGGCCCGGTAGCAGCGCATGCACGGACGGCGGGGGTCGCCGGTGCGCTTGTGCGTGCAGTGCTGATCGACTCCGCGCCGGAGCTCGGCGAGAGTCTGGCTGGTCTCCTGAAGTTCCTCCGGCGTGGAGTAGGCGATATGGAGGCCGAGCTTGTCGGCCAACCTCTGACCACCCGGGGTAAGGGGCGCCTTCACGCTCATCGGCTGCGGGCATTTGGCGGCCAGCTCGGCAAGGACCTGTGTGGACAAGCCGTGGCCACGGAACTCCGGCACGACGTAGATCAGCTCGACGGAGTGGCGCCCCATGTCGGCGGCGAAGTACCCGGCGAAGTCGCCGCCCGCGCGCAGGACCATCGTCCGGAGCCAGCCGGCGGCCGGGACGCCGAGCGCGTGCTCGCCGGTGCGGGCCAGCTCTTCGAGCAGGTAGTCCTGGTGCATCCGGATCAGGGCCCGGACGTGCTCGGCCGAGTGCGGGTCGAACACCTCACCGGTGATGACCGGGGTGGCCTGGGTGTTGGTGGCGGTCATGACGCTCCTTCGGTTCGTGGTCGGGCGGGGTTGACATAGGAGTTATGGGGTAATCGGCGCCAGATGTAGGGGCGGCTTCGGACCTAAAACGGCGGGAGGTCGTTAGCGGCATCAGGCGCGCCGCCCCATCCGCCGGTCTGCGGGGCTGACTGGGTGCTCCCGCTGCTGCCCTGCCGCGGGTTCTTGGTGACCTTCGCGGTAGCGCGGCTGAGCGCGGGGCCGACCTCGTCGACGTCCAGCTCGTAGACCGTCCGCTTGACGCCCTCACGGTCCTCGTAGGACCGCTGCTTCAGCCGCCCCTGCACGATGACCCGCATGCCCTTCGTCAGGGACTCGGCGGCGTTCTCGGCCGCCTGCCGCCACACCGAGCAGGTCAGGAACAGGCCCTCGCCGTCCTTCCACTCGTTGGTCTGCTTGTCGAAGACCCGCGGGGTGGACGCGACGCGGAACTTGGCCACCGCCGCACCGGACGGAGTGAAGCGCAGCTCGGGGTCGTCGACCAGATTGCCGACGATGGTGATCACGGTCTCGCCTGCCATGGGATTGCCTCCTGGGTTGTGGTTCGGGTGGTTGTGCTCAGGCCGCGTAGGACTCGTCGGGCTCGTCCAGGGGCGCATCCCAGAGGCCATCGCCATCGGCGGGCGGTGGCGCGGGGGGTTCGGGCGCGGGGGACGCTGCTGCCTGGGGCGTTGCTTGGCCCGAAGTGTGTGCGTCACCCCCGTGGGTGTCTCCTGATGAGCCCTCTTCTTGGTCCACCTCCTCTCTTTTTTGGGGAGATGGGGTTTTAGAACCAACATCTCGTGCCATGGGCTGACCTTCGCTTTCGTTTTCGCGCTCGGCGCGGACCTGGGCCTTGAGCACACGCATGACGAGGTCGCTCTCGTCGCCCAGTGCCCACGGCTTGGCGCTGGGGAAAGCCGAGTCCTCGGACTGCTCCTCCTCGTCGCCGAGGAGGCAATGAGTCAGCTCAACGACCTCCATCTCTTCCAGCGCCCGGCGCGCTACGTGCCGGTGAAGACCGGTGCGCCGCCGGATCTCGGAGACTGTCAGCGGCTCCCCGTTGGCCAGTTGGTACAGGCACGCGAGACGGGCCTGCGGAACGGTGTCCAGGGCGGCCCGTCCGGCGAGTACCAGCGCCTGCCGCCGGGGCACGCCGATGGCGAGCAGCGACTTGGCGAGGGCGACGACCTGGCCGGTGATGCGGGCCGGTTCTTCGACGATCGGGATGCCGTCGATCTCCCGCTTGCCGTAGGCGTTGCGGGGGACGGCGGCCCGGCCGAGACAGGTGAGCATCGCGGCATCTTCGAGCTGGTCGTACATGTCGTCGTCGAGTTCGACGTCGCGCACGCGCCGCCGTGCCGCCTGCACGAGAGCGGTGGCCCGCCGCTTGGCTTCGGTCTGGAGGTCGTCCAGGCCGGCGATGGTGCGCCGTTTGCGGACGGTGGCCTTTTTGTGGGCGTTGTCGGTTTCCGGCAGGCGGTAGTACAGCCAGCGCGGGCCGAGGGCGTCGGCGTGGGAGGAGAAGTTATCGATGGCCGGGGTGACGGCCGCCAGCAGGGTAAGGCGACCGGTCCAGGTGAGGGGGCGGGGTGAGTTGCCGACTTCGCGGACCACGTGCCCGTCGTAGGCGCGGCGTAGCAGGGCGAAGAGGGTGTCACGGCCGCCGCGGTCGGAGGTGGCGAGGACTGTGGAGAAGTCGCTGATGGTGACGAATGCGCGGCTGGGGATGCGAGTCAGGATGCCGGCGGGCCGCGGGTTCTTGCCGGGCATCCACGAGAGCAGGGCGGGGCCGGTGATGTCGTCGACGTGCTCGTCGGCGATGGTGTCTAGGCACTTGATCGCTTCGGTCTTGCCGCCGGACGGCGGGCCGACGATCATGCCCCAGAGCGGGTCTCCGTCCAGTTCGGAGGACACAGCCACGGCGAGGGCGAACATGATGTGTCCGTCGTCGGTGAGGTGGACGTAAGTCTTGAGCTGATCGAGGAAGGCTTGCCGCAGGGTGGCGATCGGGTCGGTCGGCTCTTCGGGCCCGTCCTGGTCCGGTTGAGCCTCCTCCTTGGGCGGTTCCTCCTCCTTCGACTTCATGCCTGCGTCCAGCAGTGCCTGGCGTGCTGCGGCCTGGTCCTCGGGCGTGAGCAGGTCTTCGAACCCGCTCCGGTTGCTTGGCCCACTCGCAGCGCGGACCGCCTCCAGCACGGCGGCGGGAAGTGCGCGGGCTGCTGACGTCGCATCGAGACGGTCGTGGGCAGCGCGCAGGATGTCCTTGGCCGCTTCGGATTCGTCTCCCCGGTGGTGGAGCGCGGCGAAGAGCTGCCCGGGAGACAGGACGCGACCGACCGACCCCGGGTCGAATCCGGGGAAGTTGTCGGTGCGCACGGTGATCGCGGCACCGCCCTTGTGGACGGCGATGCCATCGATCGAATTGCCTACAGCCCAGCCGGGCCGGTTCCACCGCTGACAGTCGGGGCCGCAGTACGAGCAGTTGCCGGGGTGCTGCTCGCTGTATGTGGCGCCGGCGAACGCGATGATCTCGCCAGCGCATTCGTGCTCGCCGAGGATCTGGAACGGGCCGACACCCGAGTGAATCGGCGTACCGCCGGACGTCTTGCTGCCGGGCTTGGCAGCCGACTTGGGCGCGGCGGCCTTCCTCGGCTTCGGCTTCGGCTTGAGGTCGGTGGCCAGCTGCAGCATTTCGTCCAGCGTGTACCGCGGGCCGCCATCCTCGACGACACGGCACATGGTGGGTACGCGGCCGGGCTTCCGGTTGATCGTCCAAGGCGCGCGCAGTACCCGTGCCAGGTCCTTGACGCCTGTTCCGTACCCTAGGCCCATGGACTTGGCGCCTTGCGCGAGGATGTTCTGCCAGTCCGCAGGGAGCATCACGGCCGCGTCGAAGTCGATGTCCTCGCCGATGACGATCGGCCGGTCGAATTCCCAAGAGACGTAGAGCCCGGCGCCGGAGTCCTCGACTCGCGTCGGCTCGGGCAGCTTCGCGAACCGCGGGATGTCGCGGGCTTCTCCGGCGGTCTCGGGCAGATCCGTGGCGCTGTGGAGCTTGTTGTCGTAGTCGATGTCGGACCACATGCCGACCAGGGCGCGGGAGTCGCGCGCGGTGCCTCGGCTTTTGCCGGGAAATCGCGAGGTGACCGTGGTGACCCGGCAGTAGATCCCCTCAACTCCGGCCCGGTCTTCGGCCATGATCCAGTCGACGGCCTCATCAAGGTCGTCGGTCTGGATGCCGGTCCAGTTGCGGGTGGAGCAGATGGAGACCAGGCCGGGCGCCGCGAAGCGCGGGGTGAGCCATGACCGGATGGCGTCCGCGTCTGCCGTCAGCGGATCGGGGGTGTCGTTCACGAACGGTGGCTCATCTCTGTCCATGCCGGTGGTGGTCGTTCGTGGTGCACGCGGGACCCGGCGCCGGGGGGTGGCAGACCGGGTCCCGCGTGGCTTTCGCGCGGCCTAGCCGGTGCGTTGCCGGCGGGCGCGGATGATGGCGGCCGTCAGAGCGGCGTGGGTCTCGGCGACGCCCTGCCAGTAGGTTCCGGCGATCTCGATCTCGGCGGCGTCCCGGACAGCCCCGGCGATCTTGTCGGCGTCCCACGGTGAGCAGTGCTCGGCGTCGCCGATGTTGATCCGTACGACCGAGCCGGCGGGGCAGTACGGCAAGCCGCCGTACTCCATCGTGGGCTGCGGGGTGACGACGCTGCCGTGATCAGCGCGCAGTTGCATGGTGACGACGGCGCGCAGCGCAGGGCCGGTGGTTCGGATCGGCAAGGGCCCGGTCACTGGTTGCCCCCATTGGTGGCCATGTGCAGGCGGTGCCGGATGAGGGCCAGTTCGTCGAGGACGTTGGACAAGCAGGACGCGTACACCCCGTTGACCTTGGTGTCATCGCCGATGGGCCGCACCGTGTTGAGCGCGACGTGCAGCAGGTACTCGTCGTCGGCCTGCAGGTAGGTCTTCACCTCGGCCGCCGCCTGGTCGAGCTGCTGAGCGCGCTCTTCCTCGTTCAGCTGCGAGTGATAGGCGTGCCACAGCTGCGGCAGTGCCAGCGCCCGCTGCACGGGGGTGAGCTGCTGCCAGGCGTGTTCGCCGGGCTTGGTGATCTCGTAGCCCTCGGGGTGGCGGCGCCGCATCTCAGCTACGGACTCTTGGAACTGGGCGTACCAGCCGGCGCCGTGTTCGATGTCGTCGGCGATGTCCGCGAGGGTGCGCTCGTCGTCGGTCATCGGGCGGCCTGGAGGGCGGCGTGTTCGCGGGTGATGGTCCGGGAGATGCAGGCGACCGCGGCGAACGGGTCGGCGGCGCCGATGACGGTCTGCTCGACCAGGTCCCAGAACTCGATGGTCTCGGGGCGGTAGTCGCCGCGGCGGTACTCGGCGATGCCGCGGAGCGCCTGGTACACGTCCGGGGTGTACTCGATGCACTCGCCGGTGAACATGCGGAGGAATCCGTCGACGGTCTCGCGGCTGGTCTGCGCCGGGTCCCAGGTGATGACGTGCTGAACGCCTTGGTTGTCGAGTTTGCGGTGGAGGATGACGGCGCCCTCGGGCATGGCGGCCTCGCACACGACGACGCGGTCCCAGGTGGCCCGCTCCTGAGCGGTGAGGGCGGTGGCGCTGGCGAGGCTGGCCATGCGTCGCAGGTCGGGATCGGTGGCGCGGGCGTCCGCGTCGGAGATCCAGCCTGCGACCTCGGCGAGGGTCACGCGGTCGGCGTTGGCGGCCGGCGTCTTGGTGGTCGTGGTGGTGGTCATACCGTCACCTGCTCGGCGTTGATCAGGTCGAGGACCTTGCGGGCGGCGCCGGACGGGTCGCCCGCGTCGATGACGAACCGGGTGATCTTCCGCAGGGCCTCGGCCTGCCCTGCGGTGACGCCGTGCTGGGTGATGCACGCCGCGACGCGGCCGAAGAGGGCGCCGGTGCTCTGATCGTTGGGCGACGCCATGGGCGCCGCGGGCTCTACGATGTTCATGAGATGTGCGGCTTTCTGCTGGTCAGACGGTTGAGTCGTGCGTCTCGGCAAGTGGGGTCGGTGTTCCAGCACCGGCCCCATCGCCGTTGTCCTCGCCGATGGCGCGGAGGATCGCGGAGCGGAGAACCTTGCGGCTGCGGCCGACGGTGAACGTCGGTACGGGCAGGGCGTCCTCGGCGAGCAGCCGGTAGTACGTGGCTGGGCTGATCTCCCAGACCGCGCAGATCGTGGGCTGCGCCGGACACACCGCGGGCAGGTTGTTGATCTCCGCCGGGGTGAGCGTGCGGCGGACCACCTCGGCGGCTGAGGCCGTGATCACGCGGACTCCTTGGCCGGCTCTGCGGCCTGCTCCTCGCGCTCGATCAGCTCGTCCACATCGATCCCGTAGGTGTTCGCGAGGGTGAGCAGCGAGTCGATTGAGGGCTTGGTCTTGCCGCTGTGCAGGCGAGAGAGCGTCGACTCGGCGATGCCGGTGCGCTTGTGGACGGCGTAGCTGGTGGAGTCGCCCTTGGCCTCGGCCGCCTCGCGGAGCCGGTCACTCCGCAGTCGGTAGGTGGTCATGCATGTCTCCTTGCTAGGTAGGAAGCTGAACGTCCCTACGAGGAAGGACGCTAACACCGACTTAGCGTGCATGCAAGGAAGCTGTTGCCCGGGCGCGCCCCCCGCGCTCCAGAAAACAGCTTGGATGCGCCTACGTCCTCTCGCGGAAGTACTTGCGTGCTTGCTAGCGTGGAAGCATGACCGATGAAGATGAGCCCGGCCCCACCCAGGCGCAGAAGTTCGGCCAGTACACCTCCGCGGCAGCCCGGGAGGCTGGCTACGACATCGACTCCCCGCGTGGCGGAGGCAAGAAGGCGCTCGCCGAAGCTGCCGGCATGTCGGCGGCAAGCGTTAGCCGGATGCTGGCCGGGATCACCATCCCGATGCCCCGGTACTTCGGCCCGCTCGCGCGTGCCCTTCACCGGCCACTGCGCGAGATCATGATCGAGTCCGGCTCGGCCGACGCGGATCTCATCGACTCGGCGGCGGCTGCCCTATTTACGCCGCAGCATCTGACGCCGGAGGGGGCGGCCGCAGCATTGGGAATCACGAGGCCGGAGAATGTGGAGGTCTTCGTCGCCCTAGTGGAGAACTTCCAGAAGCAGGAAGACAGCCCAAAAGGTAGATCGTCCAGGGGAGTCGCATGACTTCCGAATTGAAGCGGCTGGATTTCTTCACTCGAACTGCTCTCGGGCTGTCCGGCCGGATCGTGTTCTGGATTATTATTGTACTCGGTTTCGCGTGCTGTGCAGAAGGAGCCTACCTTCTCATAGCCAGCCCGGGTATCCCCCGTCGCGACCTTGCTATGGCTTGGCCCTTGCTCGGCCTCTACGCGATGGCTACGGTGATCCTTAATCGAATGATGTGGAAGGCGAAGGCTGATTTACAAGTAGAGGCTAACAGGAGAGAGGTCGCCGAATCTGTCATAGCTGAATTGCAGTCGCGGATCTCCGAATTGGTAGGCGGGGACTCCTCCGGATCCGAGCAGGGTGAATCCGGCTGTGATGAATGCCGATACCATTACGACCAAGGGGTTCTTGATGCCCTCGAAGCAGTAGAGCGGACAAGGGAAAATCTCGATCAGCTTGTTCACTCGCCACGCCAGCCGACTCTTAGGCTGGTCCGAACAGGCAGCGACAAGGCGCACGAGTAGGGGGACCGGATGCCAGGATCCCGCCGCGCTGGCGGCGTCACGAAGCGCTGTGAGTGCCGCGGCCCTGATGGGAAGCGGCTGGGGGAGGACTGCCCCGACATCCGGAAGCGGTCGCACGGGAAGTACGAGATCCAGCAGGGGATGACGCCGGCCGAGGACGGGAAGCGGCAGCGGTTCCGCCGCAACGGCTACGCCACCGTGAAGGACGCGAACACCGACCTGTCCCGGGTGCAGGCCATCCTCGACCTCGCCGACGAAGACGACCAGGACGCGCAGCAGCGGGTCAGCACGCTCCTCATGGACGTGATGCGGGAGCGGCGCACGATCCCCGAGCCGGTCGAGGTGTCCCGCAAGCTCGGCGTCGGCATCCCGCTCAACGGCAAGATGACGGTCGCCGAATGGCTCGACGTGTGGATCGCGGCGAAGAAGACCCGCAGCACCACGAACGCCAGCTACCGCAGCCACATCAAGGTCCACCTGAAGCCGCACATCGGGCACATCCGGCTGGACAAGCTCGGCGTCGGCCACCTCGTCACGATGTTCGACGCCATCGCCGATGCGAGCGAAGTCGTCGCCGCGGAGAACAAGGCGCGGCACGAGCAGATAGCCCGCTGCAAGTGGACCAAGCCCGGCCGGCCGCCGGCTGCTGCTCGCGGGCAGCTCGCCGAGGAACGGGCCCGCCTCGCCGGGATGAAGCCGTTCCGCAAGACGAACAAGGCAGCCACATGGCAGTCGGTCCGCCGCACCCTGCGCGCCGCGCTGAACGCCGCAGCGGGCCGCCAGCTCATCACCTTCAACGCGGCCTCGTTCGTCGAGTTGGAGTCGGGCGCCCGCCCGACCGGCCTGCTGTGGACGGATGAGCGGGTGGCCCGTTGGCGGGAGACGGGGGAGAAGCCGAGTGCGGTCATGGTGTGGACGCCGGCGCAGCTCGGCCAGTTCCTGGACGCGGCCGAGGGCGATCGCCTCTACGCCCTGTTCCACGTGATCGCCCACCACGGCCTGCGCCGCGGCGAGGGTGTCGGGCAGGACTGGGACAACGTCAACTACGAGCTGAAGCAGATCGCGGTGGCGAAGGAGATCGTGGTCGACGGCTGGACACCGATCGAGACCGACCCGAAGACGACCGGCTCGCAGGACACGGTCAGCATCGACACCGGCACGATCGAGGTGCTGAAGGCCCACCGCGTGCGGCAACTCGCTGAGCGCGATGCGCGGCTCAAGGCGGACCCGCCAAAGCCGTGGAGCGACACGGGCAAGGTGTTCGTCCAGGAGGATGGCTCCTGGCTACACCCGGAGACGGTCAGCGAGACGTTCCGGCGCATCGTCCGTCAGGCCGGTCTGCCGCCGATCAACCTGCGCGATCTCCGGCACGGTGCGGCCTCCCTCATCAAGGCCGCCGGCGGGGACCTGCACGACGCGAAGGTGAAGCTGCGGCACTCGACCATCACTTTGACCTCGGACACCTACACGACCTTGTTCCGGGAGGCCGAGGACGCGCTGACGGAGAAGGTGGCGGCGGTCGTTCCCCGGGCACGGAAGGCGGAGGCGCCCACCGACAGTCCTTCTTGA